AACGCTGCACTGAAACGGTTGCAACGAACGTCCCCGTAAGCGTCAGCAGCCCACCAGTTTTAAGGGCTAATGGCTCGCTAAAGGTATTCTGCGCGTTGATGCTATCTGTGTTAAAAGCTACGCCCATGACTATACCTCTTGCAGTTTAGCGAGTTTGGCAGTAATAGCCAGTTTCGCAGTTTCGATTTCTTTTGCATCCGCCTCGGCTTTAGCAACAAGCTCGTTAATCGCGGCTTCTTTCTTTTCATAAGATGCAATGGATTTAGCAAGCTGCGCCTGTAATTTAGCCACCTCGCCCTCTTTCGCGGCAATCTGCGCCTCGCGCGTGGAAAGGGTTGCCGTTGCAACAGCAACGGCCGCAATCTCTTTTTCCAATTCGGCGAATTTCTGGCCGTTGGTAGCTTCAAGCTTTTCTGCTTTTGCAATACGCGCATCACTGGCGACAATTTCAGCCTGAATCGACTTGTGCCGCTCAACTGTAGCTCTTGCTTCTGCAAGGCCAGCAATAACATTGTCTAGCTTCTTCTCGGTAAGCAATGGGGTTAAATCCTTTGCAAACTTCAGCAAATCCTGTAGCACTTCCACACTCGTCATCGGTATCATTTTAATCCCCCATTATTTTAGTGATATTACCCTTTATTGTAATGCCGCGCAACAATTGCTTGAAGATCGGTTATCTCAGCCATTACCTTCGCATGACCGGGCTTAGTAAAGTCTTTTGCCTCGGGTGACAAACGAAGCTGAGCCAGCTTGGTCACCGTGTCATCTATGTTTGTAGCTGATGTTGCTTCGCCTGAGGGAAGCTTACCTTCAACCCCGTACTCGGCTTTGATTTTATCAATCTCGGCGTTTTTCTCAGCCAGTTTACCTTCATATCCATTGGCAAGCTCAATCATCGCTACCATGCCCTCGGGATTCTGGACAAAGCTAGTGCGTAGTTCCTCGCTCACATAAGTCTTAATAGCTTCCTGTGCTACCGTCTGGGCTGCGGTTAATTTATCACCAAGCACTCTTGCTGCAACTTCATCAAAGCGTTTATCAAGGCCGGCCTCCTTAGCTTCTGCGCCCTTAATCTCGCTGCTCAGATATTGCTTCCATAACGCATCGGCTTGTTTCGGCGTTAAACCAGCTTCGTACATCATAGCTTGGGCGTTTTTCTTCACCGCCACAATTTCTGGAATCGTAGGGTCGATGCCGTCAATATCGCTCAGAGTGTATTTATCCGCTGATTCTGGTCGCGCGGCTTTGTAAAACGCCTGCCACTCAGCATCAGGAGCGTCGTTTGCAGGTATTCCCGCAGGACGTTTCCCCAGAAGTGACTGCGCATTATCCAGCGTCTTCCAAAGGTCATCGGGTGATTTGACCTTCTCTACCCATCCCTTGCCTTTATAGGCGTCAGGTACGACGAATGCCGGTTCGCTTGGTGGGCTGTTTGCTGGGGCGGTCGCTTGGCTTGTCTGCTCTAACTGGTCGGTCATTTGGTTCTGCCTTTCTAACGTAATTAAATTCGATTGCCTTTAAGTGGTCGGGATGGATGCGTGTGCGGAAATATAAATAACCACGGCGAATCGCACCATTCGCATAGGTATCGGTTGGATTGCCTGTAGCAATAATATCACCATCAAAATTTACAAAGTCCTTAAAGCACGCCAGAATGACCTGACCGTCCTTTGACGCGGCAACGCGGTTAAGCGCCTCGATAAAGTCTTTCTCTGTAATGGGGGTTTTCACGGCTTCAGCCTTTGCTCCGCACTGGCAGCTTTATCCGCAATGCTAGCTACCTGTTCACCTGCTTGTAACATCTGCTGCATCTGCGCTTGTTCTGCCTCGGCTTGTTGCTGGGCTTCCATGTCTTCATCTGACTTAAGCATGAACCCTACACCACGTATCTCGCACAAACGCTTAAAGCCCTTGTCGTAATTAATGCGCCCGGGTATGCCCGGCGCAATTTGAACCTGACTAGCTGCAATGTTAAACATTTCGAGAATCGCCATGTATTGCTCGGCACTAAACGCCAATGCAGCTTTTGTCTTATAGTTTACTTTGTAAATGTCTTTTCCATCAGCAAGGCGCTTGGCAATGGAGTCCGGCAAATAATAAGGCGTCTCGCCTTTGGCTAAAGCCTCTCTCTCTAAGTCTGAGCCTTTCGTCACGCCAAGCTTGCCTGAACGCAACAGCAAAGCAACCCCGCGCTCGATGACTTTTTGAAATATTTTAATCTGTCGGTTGAATAATGCGGCCATGCTAGCGGTTTTCATCTGGTCGCGTATTTGTGTTTCACCTAAAGTCATCTGCACGTCATTGTTAAAATCAAGCAGCCTGTCGATTAGGAAGTGCTGAGCGATAGTTTGCTCCAGCTTCTCCAGTCTTTGCTCGGCCCACGGAATCTGAGGGGGTGAACCAATATCAAACACAGGCGGCGTGTTGCCTATATTCCCAGACCCATTGAATACGTTAATCGCCCCTGCGCTTTGATCAATAACCCCGCCACCAAACTCACCATCACTTAAAACACCCTTGGGCATCTCAAGCACTTTTTCAGTGGCAATGATGATAGCTTCACGCAACGCATTGGCTTCCCGAATATCTGGGATGGCATTCATTGCGAGCGAGCGCCCCATGTCCTCGTAAGTCAGCTTGGTAAACCTACCAATTGCAATCGGTAGCTCGTAGAAACCATCTTCTTTCATTGGATGGCAATCACGGTAATCTAGATGCACGCCCATCAGTGGCATGGCATACTTACCCTTCTCGGCTTTCTTCTCAGAGCGGGGTTTCACCACGAATAGTATCTGCACCTTGTCATCGAGCTTTCCGCCTTTGTGGGCTTTCTGGACTCTGTCGCTGCAATTCTCTAGCCCATACTCAGCAACTACACGCTCAACTTCCCACTCGAACAATAGCTCAAAGCCTACTATTCTTCCGCCCTTGCCGCATATTGGGTAAAGCTCTTTTACTCCGTATGGTGAGAAATACAGGTTCGATTCATCACCCGGCTCAACTCCAATCCCCGATGTACCAAACATAATCTGGTCACGCATGTACTCATCAAGCGATTCCGCGAGGTTAGCATTGGGGTCATCAAAGGACTGATAAGCCACTTTGTTCAGATGTTCGTAGAACTTATCATCTGCTTCGTCTTCCCCCTCGTCGTGTTCAGGCTCGACAAGCTCAAATGTGTTAGCCGATGCACCCGGCCACAACATTCCAAGCAGGGACGATGCACAGTTGCTAGCCGCGAATGCCCCTGTAGCATCAAATATGCGGTCAACTAGAAACTCGCCGTTGCTCGGTTGCCCTTGGAAGTCTTGACGATTCATGGCGATATACTCGCCGATGCACTGATACATGTGGTCAAAGTTCGACCGCTTGGCTTTGCGGCGGTCAAAGTCTTTCTTCAGTCGCTTGTAGTCCATGATTAAGCCTTTTTCAGAAACTTCCTGCGGTTCTCTTCCGTGTCCTCGGTAATCCCGGCCATGAAGTTACTGCGTGCTGATGCTTGTGCCGCCTCAGCTGCATCTGCTGCATACAGGTTTTCTTTATTAGCCTGATCAGCCGCAGCTTTGTCTCTTTCACTGCGTGCAGCCGCATCAGCGGCAGCTTTTAATCTTGCTTGCTCCTCGGCAACGTTAGGCGCTTTGCCCCCGAAAATACCCATCACAACCCCCTTAAGTTAAGAATCATTCTGCCACCACCTATATCACGGAATCCAAACTTCTTGAATAGGTTTTCATATATCCTGCTATTCTTTGCGCTCACGTCGGTTTCAGCCGCCGCGTACATCCACCCACAACCCTGAGCCTTGAAAGCCGCAATCATTGATGCCACAAGCTCCCTTGATGCCCTTGTGCCCCTGCACTCTTTGCCCACATAAAACATATCTATTGCACAATCGGGCTCGTTCCACCAACTGGCCGCGAAGTACCCAAACGCAATCGCCCCAATCTTACCATCCACCACCGCAACGCGCTTCACAAAATTGTCAGCGCATATTACATTCAACAAGCTCTGCCTAGCCATTTCCCGCACTACAGGAACCTCCTTCGCTTGTCTTGCCTCCGCAGCATAGTGGATTAGGCAATCAAACAATTCGGGGACGTCATCGAGTGTCGGCTCGCGTACAATCATCAGTTTATCCTGCCTAGTTTTACCTTGTTTCGGCGAACATTGCTAGTGCTAGTTAGAACCTTGTGCTGAGACACAACACCTAGCTGACCGCTGGGCCGCTGGTTAAGCGCAATCGCAAGATATCTCCAGCTATCAGAAGCGTCCGCACTCCAGTCATCGTATGGGTCTTTCTTGAAGCATTGCCTCGCCTCGTCAAATTCGTAGTGATAATGCTGCATTGCATGCAACCCGTTTTTGCAATTCGTCTGGTCGATATAAGCTTCCTTGAGCAATGCCTTGCCCTTCTCAATTCCCGCTTGGATGGATATAGAGGGCAGAATCTTGTTACGCACCCCCGCAACGCGTAACTGTTCGCTTATGCTTCCCTTCATACCCATGCGCTCATGTTTTCCATCATGGGGCAAATAGTGCATCTCATACAAGTATGGCTTGCTGGTTACTGCTGCTGCCAGCTTATCAATATCAGCGTCTGTTCCGTAAGCCTCGTGGTAATCAATGACCCTGACCTCACGCCCTACTGTCTGGGCAAACCAGATGCACGTGCCGTGTCTTTTACCTAAATCCCATGAGGTAATGACTGGGACGTTTGGCTTATAGGGAACCGATGTAATCCTGCCAGCGTTGCGTGATTGGTCGATGATTGCGGCGTAAATAGTCCCCGAGCGCCGTAAATCAGGTTCGCCCTCCCAGATGTGTGAGTAAGCAGTCGGGTCATCAACCTCTAATCTCTTGCGCTCTGCATCCAATACGGCGGGGAAAAAGGGGTTGTCTCGCCATGAAACCCGTTGCACCAGCATGTCGGGCGATTGATTTACAACGAATCTCTGATAGGTCGGATCGGTAATGTTTTTCGTGTTGAAGCTTATCCAAATTTCAGAATTGTCCTTCCTGATAGTGGGGACAAGCATTTCCCAACTAGCATCAGATACTTTTTCGGCTTCCTCTATCCAAGCTATATCAATGCCTTCCGTCGATTTAATCTCATTGGCATTGTACTTTAGCCCCTTAAATATGAACTCCGTGCCGTTCGCGCCTTTGATAATTGACTTCTGCACCTCATAGAACGCTAGGTTGTATTGGCTGATAAGGTCGGACAAGAGCTTGTGGACTGAGTCGCCTATAGAGTTTTGCAGCTCGCGGGCACACAAGATGCGTAAGGGCTGTTGCATTCCCTTGATAAGCAGGGCGCGGGCGAAGTTATGACTTTTCGACCCACCTCTACCGCCATAAAACACCTTATACCGCTTAGGCTCGAATAATGCCCTAAACGCTTCCGGGATTTCTATTCGTGTTACCGACAAAAGATACCTCTAGGCTATGCTTTTGAACAACAGGCTCGTTAGGGTCGCCGGTATGCTTGAGTGTGTCGCCGTATTTTTTGGGGTTAAATACCTTAAGGAGTCGGAAGTCTGTTTCTATCTTGAGCTTGTCCCGTTGCACGTCGCCCGTGCTGAATTCAGGATCACCATGCGCCACCTTACGCAATGATATTGCTAGCAAGTCTTCCCCGTCTTCGCGCGCGTGGGAGTAAGAAACACCGAATGCCTCAAACTTCGCAGCCCATGCTCTCACAGTTGTCGCCGACGGCATTCCCTCTTCTCTACATATTTCAGCTAAAGGTATGCCCTTCGATAACTTGTCTATGATATAAGCAGCTTTTGCCTCCGTGTAATCGGTAGGTCTTCCTGTTGCTGGCTTTGTGTAATCATCGAAAAGCATTAAACACCTGCAAGCTTTAAGAGCGCCTCTGCCTTCTCTTTTTCGCGCTCTCTCTTCACGCGCTCTTCATGACGAGTCAATGCTTTCTGTAACGCCTTTTCTTTGTTCGCGTCGTTTGAGTAGCTCGAAAGGTTATCCGGTACTATTCCGAACTCTGAGCATTTTAAGAGTAATTGCTCTAGCTTGCTGGTCGGAACATTATCGTTGGATTGCTCTAAAGATGTTACTTGGCACTCGCGCCAATTTTTATAATGGGGGACATCCTTCAAAAGTTTCTCGTGCAGCAACCCGGCTTGGATAATTGACCGCGCTTGGTTTATATCCCTTACATCATCGGAAAGGAGAAATTCTGCTTCGAAGTATTCATTCACGAAACCGCCAGCCTGTTTAATTACAAGCTGACCTTCGCACTTTGCTAACTTTGCCATTGTTTTGCCTTTGGAAAGAGTTTAATCACCTTTCTATTATAGGCGTTTATTGAGGGTTGTCAACTATTAGCGCTTTTCCACGCATCTAGGGTATGAGCCAATTTCTTTTTGGTAATGTGTCCGCGAGCCTGTAGCAGCTTCTCTATCTCACAGTCCAGACCGCCAGCTTCTTTTACAATGACAGGCGGGTTGCTGCGATTTTCAACCAGCCGCAGCATAATTTTTGTTAATTCGTCTTGATTCATATGCTCTACGCCCTCTTGTGGTTTCATGACACAGTCCCCTGTTTAGGCCGCCTTCTTACGCAAAACCTTACGCGCATCGGCAACGGTTTCGAGATAATCCGGAGCTACGCCGCTAAAAACTTCATAGTTCGGGATAACCGTTAAGAGGTCAGCAAGCGCGTTTTCCAATTCTTTGATTCTGTTTTTTATAATCTCTCCCGTCATGTGAGCCGCTTAATTGCTTGCTCATGAGGTGAATATGATGGACCATTCCATTACCGTCAACAATTATTTTCAACTATTTTCACGGAAGTCATACGGCTTCCTACAACGGACACAGTACGGGTGGTCACTTATCCTTCCAACCGTTGTTTGCCACCGCTTGCCACACGAGCGACAATCTGCGCGATATAACTCAGAGCGTATCTTTTCGGCTCTAATATCGTTTTCGGTGTTCTTTACTACCAGCTCTAGTGCCATAAATACCCCGCATTTCAACTTTGTTGCCGTTTATAAGCGTATCTAGCCGTTTTATGACCCCGTGTAGCCGCCACTAGTCTCCGTAGCTGTAGGTTGATGAAAGTTTCGTAAAGCGCTGTGTTTCGGGGTCGAATGCGAAATCAATGTCATCGGGCTTGCCAATTTTCTTGTGGTGGCGTGACTTGGCAATCCTGACCGTGGTGTTCCCTTGTTCGTTAAGATAAACCACAATGCCAAGCTCGGGCTTGTTATACCAGTGGGCAGAATCAGCGACGTCATACAGCGAGGGCATGGCATACAGCCCAGAGTCTAACTTTCTCTGCTTTGTTGGGTGAGCTATAACCATCACATGCACATTATACCTCTTGCCCAACTTTTTCAATAGCTTGATTGCCATTCCGGTGTACTGTGTGGCGGTTAAGTCTCTCCCCGCATCGTGGTCCATTTCATTCCACGGGTCAATCACAAACACGTCAACATTGTGCTGGAAAACCGCCATGGACATTTTTTCCATTAGCCACCCGAGATTAAGCTCCTCGTCGCTATCCACATCAGGCACAATGAAGCGATAGCGCTGGTCAATAAGTTTGTCGGCATTCGCCTGATTATTGATGTCTGTCAATAGCCTTAGGTTGTCATTGTGGTCAGTTTGTGGCTCTTGCTCGAAACTCGCGTAGCCGATTCGCCAGCCCTGCTTTGCAAGGTCATCACATAAAAAATTGATGAAGGTCGATTTCCCATGTGAGGGTATGCCCGTGACAATAGAAAAATCTCGCTTGCGGATAGTGATTGGCATAAAACTAAGCGTTCTTGACTCGGGTGGAGACACGGGGGGCAAGTCCCTCATTTTGTAAACGCCGTCCACCTTCATAAATTGTGCTGTTTGGATGGTTTTATGAACGCCCCTTTCGCCGTAGCGCTTGAACACCTCGTTCAAATCCTTACAGCCAATAGGATATTTAATCCACATGCAGCGTTGCTTGCCTAAACGTAGGGCTATGTCATGCAAGAGGTTAGCCCCCGCCTCATCCGCATCGGTGCAGAGAATCACAACTCCCGTCTTAGGCAATTCCTCAAGATAATCATATTTTACGGTTTCGCCTTCAATCGGTTTTGAGGGGCCGCCGTCAGGGACAGAAACTGCGAGATACCCGCATTGCATGGCGACAACCGCGTCCATTTCGCCCTCGCATATTATTAAATTATCCGAGCCGCCCTGCCAAGCCGGGATTGCTGCCATGTTGTAAAAACACTTCTGCCCACCGGGGGATTGACTAAATTTCTTTTCGCCCGTCACCGTCCGATACTTGGTGTTGACCTCATCACCCGCTAAATTGTAATACGGAATTTCTATCCACTCCTCACCATTTGTACTTCTTGTTGAACTCCGCCAGCCAAGACTGCTTATCAACTCTAGGCTTATTCCCCTTTCGTCTAGCGCTCGTGCCGCTGCCTCCCGCAAAATGGCAGTGATGACAGTTGAAGACGAATCCGTCTTGCTGGATGTCGAGGCTGAGGGGTGTGTCATGTTGATTCTTTCTTGTGTGTGAGCATTCGGGGCATTTTAGTTTTTGGTTTCCTCGTCGGTAGTGCCTTGGCTTTAAGCCATGCGCCGCTAGCTGGTCGGCTAACCTTGGGATTTCATCCATGATACGGCCTCCTTTTTTGGAGGTGTTGGCCATTCCCATGTTTGCAGCGCCTTGGGAAAGTTTGCATACAATCGCCCGTTGGCCTCGCAGCTATCGCGGAACTTTGTCAGGTGACGCCGCGCGTCTGCGCCATAGGTTTCTTTGAATTTGGGAACCATCTCTAGTGTTAGCTCCCCGTGTATCGCCTCCCACTCCTGCAGGGTGATTTTTTTAGTTGTCTCTGTCTTTCTTTCTTTCTTTAGTTCTTTCTTATTTGTGTCGGTTGCTTGTCGGCTGCTTGTCGGCTGCTCGTCTTCTGCTTGATGCAATTCTTGATATTTTTCGTAATTACAGATTGTTATGATTGTCGCTTTATGTGTCGTTTGCTTGTCAATCATTCCTTCACTCACCAAAACGTCAAGGAAAGTGCGGGTTGCGCGCTCACCTATCTCAAAACCATTTGATATAAAACGGATTGATGTGGCGAACTGGCCGCGCTTAAGCTCCACAAGCTCGCCGTTAAATCTTAACTTTGTGTCTTTCCAAACGGCACTATCGCACATCCACGCCCACATTCCGGCCTCTCGCAAGTTACGGAAAGCGGGGTGTTGCCATTTCTGCCTATGGGATTTTGTATAGCCGCTCATAGCGACCTCAGTGGGTATGAGCCGAATAAAAACTCTACCTCTTCCTTGGTCATCTCGCCGTTGCAATAGCGGTTGATAATATCGTTTTTAAGCCGCTTTAAGCGTTTGGGTGGAATCCTCGCCGTGACGCTATCTAAAATGTCCGAGATGTGGCGAAATCCTACACCAGAATCGCGGTGGGCTTGAACTTTCGGCATAAAAAAAGTCCTTTAAGCTGACATCCTGCAGTTGCGTTGCAAAATGGCAGCGTAAAAGACTCTGTACCGACGAGACGCAACCCCGTATCTAATATCTATACCACAATCATCGCCATTTGCAACTACTTAATCACCCTGCCCTGTGTTCCACATAATGCGACAATCACATCATGCGACTTCTCGCGTATCAATACAGAGTACTGGCCGTGGTGCGTTTCATCCATTTCGCTGGCGAGCTCCCAGCCTTCAGGGATAGCTTTGCTGTTAGGCCAATATCTGACGGTGGTTTCTTTCATTCCGCATCCCCTGCCGTAACACCTACATTCCTTTGCGGCTCCGCGCCGTAAGCATATCCGGGTGGATATTGCTTCACATCTTTGCCCTTTCGCTTCACAATTCTAGGTTCGCATATCATGGTCGCATCTTGCCTTAGATTGCTCGATTTAACCTTGCGGCGGGGGTCATCCACCATCGGGATAGTTCCCTCGCCCTTGAGCCGTTTAATCATGGCTGTGACGTATTTAGTTGGCATCCGTAGCTTCTGGCCGATGTAGCTTGCTGGCAGCAGCTCAAAGCACCATAGCCTTATCAGCGTGTCTTTTTTCTGCTGTGTCCAAACAGCGAAGTCTTTGTGATTTCCCTTGCGTTGCGAGGAGTAGCGTTCGGTCATTATTCAACTCCTAATTTTCGGTAATATTCCTTTTTCAACCTTGACAGCTCGATTAAAATTTTAGTCAGACTCTTATCGGAAGGCGGAATCTCACGAAGAATATCATACGCAATTCTTAAGCGAGTAAGGTTCTGCGCCGCAATGTAATCATCGTCCGTCATGTTGCAATCTCCACCTTAAACCCGTGTGCAGCTTCGACTAACTTCCTTTTCAGCTTTGACAATGCGTTGTCCTTACCCTTTACATCCACAATATGAAACGCCCCGTCACGGGTAACATACGCAAAATCTAGAATGACGAAGCATATGTGAATATCGTTTATGACAATAGGGAATCTTGGATGGCAGGTAATGTTGCTCAGATGACCGGCGGCCTCGAGTAACTTCAGATTGTTATAAAACCTGCCCTCAGCCTGTGAGGCAAAGCGTATGCCATCAATGACGATTGGTTTATTGCGGTATTTCATTCAAGCCCCTCCAGTAGCAAGTTTGTTTTTTCAAGCAATTCTTTTTCAGTGCCGTGCTTCGCTATCCAAGATTTCTTGCCCTTGCCATACGCGTCGCCTATGGGCAACGGTGAATCCCAGTGATGATGCCATTTACAAAGCGGTATCGTGAACATGTGCCCCAACCTTCTGCCGCCACTTGTTAAATGGTGCGCCTGTATCCCACCGCCGCAATCATGGTTATTGATTACGCAGGGCATGTTGTGCAGGGCATCAAGCCGTCTCGATTCTTCTTTTGTCGGTTTGCTTGACATCACGCGCCCCGCATGGCAGTATGATTAAGCCGAGGGGACAGTCCTCGGCACCCTACTTTTGAGAGTAGGGCTACCATCAGTCTGTGGCTGCAGTCCTGACGGCGTATTCTTACTTTATCACGGTTGACGTGATTTTCCAAGATATGTGATGTGCGGCCCACGGTTGCCCTTCCCGAACTTAAAACGGGCAATGACTGCATGGGTGTCCTTGCTCGCAAGAGATTCCCGCACCACCCCATGGCTAGGGATAGCTTAGGGTATATGATGGCATAACGTACTGCAAGTTCTCCATGTGGGTCACATGGGCAGGGGAGTGGTGGCTCACTATAAAAAGCAGCCTTCGTAAACATGCAGGGGAAGATTGTCCTAACCTTACGACCGATACTGCTCCCCAAGGGTGGCAGGGGTTTCTCGGGAATCGGAGCTATGCCCAAAGATTTCATATCACCCTCTATCGGTTAATCAGCGATGGCTACCTGCCTTCGTGCCAGCAGCCAAGCTAACTGGCGGGTAAATTGTGCGGGGCTAACCATGCGTGGTTCATGGCCGCCCCGTCTTGTTAATTACACAACGTTTTGCCGCGCTGCGGAAACTCCAGTATCTGTGCCGATGGTTTGTTATCAAGCATCATCTGCTCAAATGCTTCTAATGCAAAAGTCGCCAGCAGATTCTCGCGTGCTACCTCACTACCAACGGTATAGCGATAGCGGACTATTGCGGCGGCTGTAATTGAAAATGATTCGGTCATACTAATCTTCCTTTCCTGATTCATGATAATCAATCGCACCGTTCAGCCATGCCTCGACTTTTACCAGCGTTGCGGCTTTGCAATCTGCGCCGTTTTCTAGGTTCTTAAAGAAATCGCCGTCATTGACGATTTCCGCTCCAAGTTTATTCATCGAATATCCGTAAGTGCGGCCCACCTGCTTTGCCAGCTTTAGGATGCGCTTTCGATATTGTGGGTCTATAATGTGTGTCATACGTTCCTCAGTTAGTGAATCTGAAGCCTAGTGGATGATTCCACTATTGTCAACAGAAATAATTATGGGGGGTTCCATCTTTTTATGTTTGACAACCGTGGAAGCATCCATTACAAGGGGGTCATGGCAGCAATCCCGCTGTCATGAACAGGAGAGAATTATGTTGCCGAAAGTTTTTATTGAGCTGGTCAACCTATTTAACCGAATTGGGGCGTTTTTTGCAACGCGCAACAGAAATAACTACATTTACACGCAGAGCGATTTAGATGACATGGGTGACGAAAGCCAAGCCCATCCCGATGGGCATGAGGTTTGTCTCGAAGGGGCGGTGCCAACGGCTCAGATAATAGAGTGGCCGGAGAGAAAGAAAAAAGAATGGCGCAGGCGTGAGATAAGTTTAGGGTTGTGGGGGTCTTTTTCTGACATTCTCGACTGTTTGGATGGGTATTTTGACACTATGCGAATCTTCAAAAGCCGCGACCCAGAAACATATGCGCTATATGAAAAAATTGGCGGCAGTGTCATTAGCGAGAAAGCGTTTTGGGTAAACGATACCGAGCTAACGCCCGCATGGAGAGCCGGAAGCCGCCCATCGTTTGCATTCGTGCATTTTCCATTTGTTAACGAAGACAGAAAAAATCAGAATGAAAATGGGATCCCTTTGCGCGCGGTATATTTTATCAAGATTAAAAAACCTTGGGATGTACAGCGCACTAATGGCGATTCCTATCAAGTGACGATTTTCTATAACGGCTCCGGCAGATACAGCAATAGAACGCTTCTTGTGACATTCTACTTGGCGGTTGACGGCGACGGCGGGCTTCGCCTGCTTAAGAGCAAAGCGGCGCGGATGAAAGTTATGCCAAAATCGGGGGGGGCGTTCTATGTGCAAGAGTGGTCTGTGCCGCCATACTTGACGGCACTAGCTGCCGAACAAAAGGTAACCGTTGACGAATATGCCAAGCGCGTAATGTGTATGTTGGTTCACGCAAGCGAGGCCTCAAATTCTGGCCTATTGGTGCGAGTAAAGAAAGGGGGGATCACGGCGGCTTTTGGCATCGACATGTTGAGCACTCCGCAATTTTTTAGAAACCGCGACAAAACGGTTACGGTGAACGGCAAGAGAAAAAAGATTTTTCATATTGTTCGCACGCACAAGCGCGAGATGGCCGACGGCACCACTAAAAATATCAAAACACATTTCAGGGGAGAGAGGTTTTTTCATTGGTTTGGGTATTCTGTGAGCGTAACTATGCCCGGGCTGCACCATAAAGCTGTTTCCTCATTCCAAGCGGGTACGCTTCATCTTTCGTCCGAAGAGGAAGCAGCGAGTACTGAAAGACTTGTAACTCTGGGCGAGGTTGGTTCGACTATGGCCACGATGATGGAATCGCGTGCGCTTACCACGGGGAAATAATAGTTAGAAATAGTTGTTGACTACGGTGGAGCGTTCCATTATATAGGAATCATTGGCAGCAATCATGCGGTCATAAACGGGAGAGAGATAATGGCGAAAAGATCAAACAATCTAGAGAGTCTAGTATCGGACGCGGCAATGGAAGTGCTGGCCGTAAAGGGGCTTATGGAAATGCTAGAAGCAATGGGCAAAGTTCAGCCCGAAGTCCACACGCCCCTGCTTAATAAGCTGGAGGTTGCTCTTGGACTTCTAACCCGCGCTGGGAATCTATTGGGCAACCGCTGCGATGAAGGCAGCTTAGTATAGGGAGAGAGCAAGTGGCCAATCTTTACATCATCGGTGGCGGGTTCGATGTCGAGGCGAATAGCCTTGATGAAACCATCCCGCACATTGTCGATAGTTGTGCTTATAAAGAGTTTGGACAATTCCCGAACATTGCACATATTAGCGTATATGTGGATTGTGGCGATGTGGAGTCAGTGATGCACCGCGATACCGTCCGTAAATACGAATCAGACCTGCACGATGCCATCGAGGCTGCGATTGAGGGCGCTAAAGCTGAAAGCAAATTCCAGTCCAGCATGATTAACGACTACAAAATGGGGAGGATATAATGTCATTTACAGTAACGCACGAGTTCCTGCTGGCCGATACCGAAGACGAGCTCATGGAGGTCACGGTTGAGAAGGACGGTAGCATCCGCCTGATGTGGTGGGAAGAGGCCCTTCTTCGCGCGGGGGGCGGTAAAAGCGAGATGGGGAAAAAAATGTGTAACTTGCCCATCCAGCGCGCAGACTTTGAGAAAATCGCAGCAACCATCGAATACTGGGATGATGCGCCAATCAGGAAGGGGCTGTCAAATGAGTAACACCATCATCAACATCGGCTTAATCGTGGCGATTGTTTCCCTATGGGGCTGCGCCGCAGGTTACAGCAACGAGCGAATGGAAATCTATGACCGCGCCGCTGCGGTTGAGACATTAATCAACAGCAACCCGTGTTTAGCAGGCGACACGGCGTTTTGTAATCATGGGGGTGTGTGATGACTAAGAATAATGCCACAGCGGCGGTGGATGCTTTAGGGGCACGTGCTGCTGGCACTGTGAACGGACACGGTGGTCAGGACTTGACGGCGTTGCGTAATGCCTTAGCGGCTGAGTTCCCGCGCGGCCAGATAAGCTGGAGGGCGCAGTCGGTAAGCAATAAAAACCCCGACCAGCCCAAAGCACTGGCATTGGCCTATATTGACGCAAGAGACGTTATGAATCGCCTCGATGACGTAGTCGGTGTGGGTGGGTGGCAGGATAGGTATGAGGTGTTTGGCAGTAAGACGATTTGCCACATCTCTTTGCTGATAGACGGTAATTGGGTAACGAAAGCGGATGGTGCTGGCGATAGCGACATCGAAGCCGAGAAAGGTGCTTTGTCGGACGCTTTCAAGCGTGCGGCGGTTAAGTGGGGAATTGGTCGCTATCTGTACGACATCGCCTCGCCGTGGGTTCCATGCAAGCTTTATAATGGTAAATGGAGCGAGTGGACGGTTGACCCATGGAGTCTTGTTAGGGGGCAACAAAAAAGGCCAGCGGCAGAGCCGCCATTATATACCAATTCGGGGCTGCGTAACAAGTTTTGCGACAATGTGATTAAGGCTTTCAGAGCCGCAACCACTCAGGCCGAGCTTGATGAATTGGTGGCGCTCTACAAGCCGGACTTTGATAAAATGGACGCTGGCGGCGAATATGACGTATTGGGAGTGCGGGAGTTACGCAAGCAATATAGCGTGGCTAGGGTGCGGCTGGCGGAGGCTGACAAAACGGCGGCGGCTGGCATCAGGGAGCTTGAGGGTAAACCAGCAGACGACTGGGCAGACGATGAGATTCCAGCATATTTAGCTAAACCACAATCCTAACAGGGCATTACATGGGAAAGAAACACAAATTATATATGCTTTTTCTGAAAGAATAGCCGCTCATGCAGTATGCGTCAACATTTGACGATGTCGGGATGCGAAAAATACGGGAGCAAATATCAAAAAGAACAGGAGAAGCATGGGTAAATCTTTGAAATCCTGGGCACTCAATACGAGAAATAAAGGTAACCATACATACCGATAAAAAGCAGGGGGTCGCTTAGCTTATGGAGATATACAAACACTTTCTAATGCTTTTTAGGGGAAGCGAGCCGTTCCCTAAATTTTGCACCCTGAATATAGACGACGGAGCAAGAGATAGGTTGTCTCTAGAAATCGAGTCTAAGATGTGCTTGGGTTGGCAGGAGCTTGAGCGCATGGGGTTTGAGATAAGAGATGTATCAATCTCAATTATCGCCACCATGCCCTCGGGATTACCCATTGGCAAGTATTGCATATTAACCAACGGAGGATAGCATGAAACGCATTAAACGCATAGTAGCAACGGTGGGTGAATATACCGACCGCGAGGGTAAGACTAAGAAACAATATGCCAATATCGGCACGTTGTTTGAGCGTGGTGATGGTAGTCAGGCAATCAAGCTAGAGAGCGTGCCTATTGGTTGGAATGGGTGGGCGTCGTTCTATGAGCTTGACGAGAAGAAACCGCAACACACAGAGGATGCGCCTTTCTAATGAACGTTATATCCATACAGTCTGACGTGAAGAGCGGCGAGCTTGAGAAAGAAAGGCTTAACCACTTGCTGCGGTGCGTTAAGCTGTTTGAGGGCAAGCGCGTGTCGATTGTTCTCAGGCTGCATGAGAAACTGCGGTCACGCAATCAAGAAAACTTCCTACATGGGGTTTTTCTTATGGTGCTGCTGACAAGGCTTAGGGAGGCCGGAATTGAAATGTCGTTCGCTCAGGTGAAGGAGTATTTCAAGGAGAAATTCGGCGAGAAAGAAGTGATAACCGACCTTAACGGCGAGCAATGTGTAATCCTGAAATCCACAGCCAGATATACTACCAGTCAATATGAGCAAGCAATGGAGAGGGCTAGAGCGCATTACGCACCGTGGTTTCCGCTTCCGTTCCCGCGAGAGGGGGATTTATGAGAACATCACACAAGTCACACTACGCCATTATGAATGAGGTTGAGGATATTTTATATATTGCGCGTGAAAGGGGATGGGTGAAATGAACCAGCAAGTAGAAGATGCGCTGGGGGGCTTTGAGTCGAAACTGACAAGCGCGGAATACGCCATGCTCCTACGCCCGAATGCCGAGCCGCGGCCAGAGGCAGAACGGCGCGTGTTTGCTTGGAAGCATAACCAAGACAAGCCGTTTGACCATGCAGATAGAAGAAGGGGCGGTTTATGACCATGACAAATGAACAACAACGCAACGAACTACGCAATGCACTATACCCCAATGGCTGTAAGCACCCACAACAAGCTGAGTGGCAGTGGTTGATCGAACGGGTAAAAGAGCAACGGGAGGCGGTGGAAGATATAAACGAGGCCGCAGGGCGCATAAGTGCTTGGGCGCTTGCGTACCCCAGGGACATCTTCACACCACCCTCGCCCGAACAATGGGGGCAGGCGCACGAGTTTTTCAAAACACAAGGTTTTTCGATTGATTGCATAAGCGCAGAATATGGGCGCAGAATTGTAAGCAGCATAGAGCCGCACATTGAGGCTATTCTGCAAGCCATCGCAGCCACCAAGAAGGAGGGCTAGGGGTATGGAAAAGTTTTTGGAGACGGTCAAAAATTACGCTTTTTGGAGCGTGGTGTTTATTGCGCTTATTGCATTTCTCGTCTTGGTTTTTTGGCTTAGTAAAATTCGTTTTTGTTTATAGGGGCTATCGTTATGACCAACATTGATGAACGCGCTGAGGCGAGAATGGCGCTACAAAAGATTCTTTGGGCGCTAGATATTGACCCCGAGACAATTAACATTAACAGCATGGGCTTGTTCGAGGATTACATTATGCAGGCCCGCGCCACCCTGCCCACGGCGGAAGTGTCGGAGGATGAGGTGGTGAAGATTATGCGGGATGCTTACCGCAAAAGCAGGGGACTTACATTCACCGCGTGTGCTAGAGATGTGTTCCGCGCCCTATGCGATAACGGCTACAAGATAGTGAGGGTGAAATGAGCCAATTAGCCGATTCATTCATGGCCATATTCGGCTTTAAGCGCGTGGAATCACAAGTAAGATTGCCGCAAAAGGGGGAGGTGTGGTTTTTTAACAGGTATCAAGAAGAGGGCGACCCGTGGCCACCGCGAAAGCGGGGAAGCGAGGTTACCATCTTGGATGTAAAGGCCGGGTGGGTGAGGTATAGCATGATGCCAGCCTTCCCCGACAATCGTATGGAGATAAAATTTTTTGTGCGGCTTTACGCGCCGTTAGGGGGGGGAAATGATTCCTGACATCATGACACAAACAGAGATGATAGGGGTGCTAGTAGGGCTTCTATTGTCATTTGGCCTAGTGGTTGGCACATTCATTCTGCTGATATGCTATTTTGAGAAAATGAAATAACCCGCCTCTCTCCATAGATGGGGTGGATGCGGCCACGCCAGACGGGCTGGATGCGAAAGTGAGGCGTGCTGCGGGTAGCACGAATCCGGCCACCGCATACTATTCATCCTCGGGTATTTCTGCCACTACGCCAGTGAAATCGAGATACCCCATCTCATGGGCCGCTACAATCGCAAGCCCACCTAGGGCGTGTTTCCAGTCTTCCAGCGCCGTGTTATCGGTCAGGCTGAACGGATGACCTGCCGTCTGTATGCTTGTCTGTGTCCCGACAAGGTGCATGAAGGCGTGGTGGATGCGCTTTTCCACGGGTTGCGTGCGCCATTCGTCATTTGACCTGCCCTGCGCCTTACGCTGTTGCTCCCCCGCTTCCATGACCTGTTTAATCACAGCACAAGCGGCATCTAAGATTGGTTGGTATTGTGTCATTTCTTCCCCCGTTTCTTCTGTTGTTTCTTTTTGCGTGGTTTATCCCGTTTCTGCATATCAAACCCCAGTGGGGCTTTTTGCCCCTCGCTGAACACCTCCATGGTGACAAACCCACCAGATTCTGGCATCCATAAATCATCTGTGCTGCATTCGTTACGGGGCTTCATTCTTCACCTGCTTGAAGGATGAAATCGCCTTACATTCGCAACGGTACTGGTCGCGCATCGTGGCGGAAGTTAATTCATAGCCAATATGTGTTAAGTTTTCACTTCCACATGATTTACACCGCTTGGTAATATCATCTATAAATAGATTCATATTCATTTTATCCGTAAAATACGGACGCAGTTTGATGAATACTTTTTCTAACAAATCTACATCCTGCACATTATAAAGCGCCATTTCTTTCAAGGCTTCTTTATCCCCCTCGGCACAATTAACCCACAGCATAGAGTCGGTTTTGTTCTTATTCCCCACCTCAAGGAGCGTTGCCAGATGGTCGAGTTTGTTACTGTTTAGGGTGCGTCCGAAACGCTTTTTCGCCGCCTTGTAGGTATCGAGTGACCGTTTCTTAGGAAGCTGCGGCATACCATTCGCAAACAACCTACCATCTATAAAGGGAATATCGAAGCCATCCCCATAGTGTGCGACGACATAATGCGCTTGTTCGTATATCGGTAAAAAGGCCGCCAGAATGCTTTTGTCGTTATAGGGGGCGTCCATGACCAAAACATTCGTCTTGGCATCCCCAAGCCATTTGTAGGCTATTGTGCAGATAGATTTATGCTTCCTAACAAACTGTAGGGGAATCCCACGGTCAGAAAACACATCAAAAAAGAATCCGTTATTGGGTAAAGTTTCAATGTCGAAAATAAGGGTGCAAACATTTTTGTCAAAATAGCCATCATGTCCGCTTAAATGTCCGCTTCCTTTAATAGTGTCAGACGCTATTAAAGGCTCGTTTTGTTGTAAAGCTGGCGCAATAATGTCCGCTTTATTGCGTGCTTGGCTTAAATCATGATTCTTTTTGGAAAGTTTCCTAATATCGTCAGCTTGTTCTTCGCACCATCCGTAAACGGTTCTATATTTTATTCGCTCATTCGGGAATTCGATTTTTAGCTTGTCTTTTATGTCAACAATCCGCTCACCCCTATCAAACATTTCGATTGCACGAATCTTGATAAGGTCACGGCTCATATGTTGCCCCTATATTCCATTCTTCTAGTCTTCGGTAACTCCGGCATACCCATCTACTCTCTTGCGCATCTGGTGAAGCACATAGGCTAGCGGTTCGTGCATTAAAATCCTGCAACTAGATATTTCAATAGGATGAAACACACGGCCACTGTCAGATTCTTCTGTATAATCTAAGTAGCTAAAAAATTCTGCTACAAGGTCATGAAGGGTTAGTTGGTTTACTTTTTCAGCATAGTCTGCCATAAGCTTTTTGCTTGAATCAGCTTTTACTGCTAATGATTTTACCATACATTGATTGCTCGTATCTGTTGACGGGTGTCGCCGTAATCAATAACTAATCTATAAACCGCAGAACAATGCTCGTTCGCCACGTCCCTTGCACAGGGAGGCTTCATCACGGTTAATTCATTTGCGGCTTGAGTTTGGAACTCCTTGGAGTATCCGGCAATGTCTGGGGATATTGTGTTAATAGGAGCCTTCGCGCAAGCGGGCAATAGTAACACGGGAATCAGCAGGAATGACACGTTCCTTGCGTTTGCGAGCTTTTTCATTAACCACCTCCTGTTTATGCACAGCCTTGGTTTCGCCCGTATTACGGCCTTCAAGATACACTAAAAATATGACAAACGCAACCGTTACAGCAATCCCGGCGTATATCCATAATTTGGGAATCATATCCGTTTCCTTAAAAACCAGTAAGCAGCAGCGGCGAAGGCCACTACGATAACAACTGCCAGCGCATATTGTATCGGACCAGCCCCATCAAATACCGTAGAACTTGCCAATCCTGACGCCCCCACAGCCATAGCAGCGGTGCTGACGCTTTCCTTGGTAATGATAGGTTTTTTCAATGGCTCAACATCCATGTGACTGGAAGCCATATCACCCCCTGCACCCCAGATTCCTATCTCGGCGGCGCGGCGATTCTCCAAACCCTTGCTGTTTACCAATTTTCCATTAATGCGGGTTTTTGTCCATTTCAGCATCTCATAAGGAACCGCGTTATATTCGCCGTTATTCAAGCGTTTCAGCAAGGTGGATTTGCGGAAAGCATCAATGCCTACGTTGTACGCAAAGAGTACAAGCGCGGTGAATTGGTTATTCGTCAGTCTCACTTTCACCAGATTCTCAACCGCCGCCTCATATTCGGCCAGTTCTTCAAGTAAAATCTCTTCTGCTTGGGCTTCGCTTATCTTCTTTCCAATGACGATATTCTGGGTTGTGCCGTAACCCCATGTCAAAGTTCCCCGAACCTTTTTCACATCCTTGACTTCTTTTCTCGGCCAAGAAGTATCTGCGTCATCGTATGGATACCCGACATAGGTTTCAAGGCTCTTGAGCTTCCTGACGCCCTTTGTGTCGATTTTGCGAGGCATTATAACCACCCCATGATTTTAACCATTGCGAACTTAACTGCCAAGAATGCAGCAGTTACACCAGCCGCAACCCATAGTATCAACCGGCTGACCTTGCTCGCCCACGTCAAAGCTTCAATCAGATTTACCATTACTTCAGTTAAATGCGTGGTGACTTCGGTGTTTTTTTCAAGCGCCGCAATACTTGCGGTGTTTGCTGCGATAATCTCAGCATGTTCCCCGTTTGATGCAATATGTCTAGCGTGTAACTTAGCATGGTCATCAAGCCGCTTTGCGTGCGAGTAAACTGTAGTTTCCAGCAATTCGATGCGCTCTATGGTCATACTGCCCCCGTGATTAATGAAGCGATGAATAAACCCAAAACCACCTCATTTGCAGCCGACCACCAACCAAAGAAACGAGCGGGGAATATGCGTCTTAGGCCGAAGTAAATCACTCCTTGCAGCACCATAGGAACCGCAAGGAGCAAGACGCTCGGTGAACTCGTGTAAATAGAAATGCCGATAAAAAGCAAAAGGGCGGATAGGAACCCACGCAACCCCATGTATGAGACGCGGAACCAGAAGGGGAACACGCGGGGATTTTGTGAGATATATCTCTCGTAGTCTCTGTTCAGTCGGTCATTCGTACCGAACGCTCGCCACAATAACCATCCCGCGCCGATAATCAGCGCCAGAAACAAGTCATGGGTATAAGCTAGCGACGCAAAGGCCACCAGCAACATGCAGCTTGCTTTGCCGAAAAACTCCGTCAGCTTCTTCGCTGTTTGCGTGGCGTCAGTTTCTACTCCCCAGCCGGCAAGGCGGGTGAGGGCGGCGATGGTGAGGATGTAAAATATCATAACGCCTCAATCTTTGCGGCGAGCGCCGCAAGCTGCGCCTGTAATTCTGCTTTAGTTGGCTCCGGCGCGGGCGCTGGCTCGTTTGTTACCAGCGCGATATTGGCATCCATGATTGCTTCGGCGGCGTCAATCTGCGCTTGCGCTGCCTCGGGCAAATAGTCAATCCGGCGCGGGTCAATACAGATACCGCTAATCGGCGCGACAGCTTTAATCAGTTGGTCGAGTTCGTAAAGTTTCATAGCCACCTCCAACTAAGCGGGAATAATCCCTGTTAAACCGTACTGCGAGCCGCCATACCATGTTTGCGTATCCGCCCCTGCGCCAAATTCCAGTTGCGCTAGATAGTGACGACCTGCAGAGGGGATGGGGTTTGTGCTTACAGCCATCACGCCGAAAAGAGCGTTGGTCGTGCTGGCAGTTGTGCTGGCAGTTGGAACGGTGGTTGAATCAAGACCTATCCCGCCAATTGTCGCTCTTGAGCTTGCCGTGCTGCTTGCGGCGTTTGTAACGTGGTTTACGCTTATTGCGTCCTCTGCAACACCCGTCACAAAGTTAATCTGGTTAGCTGTGCTGGCGTTAGCTTGCCGCCACGCCGCAGTTGAATATGTCCAGCTTGCGGTTGCTATAATCTTTTCTATTTTGCGCGGGACGCGATTATAATAATTCCACAGATAGCGATTGCCTATACTGTCCTCGGTCGTCGTCGCCGTGAGCGCATAGAACGTACCGAGATAGCGCCGCGTCAGTGCGCCAGTCCTGACCAGTACGCCGTCTTGCGTCGTGAGCGCTGTTGCCCGTGCCGTGTCGCTTGTCCATGCGAGAATCTCAAGCGCGAGCGTACCAGCATTATTATAAGCAAACACATCATAGGGGCGGTTGGAAGTCAGGCCAGATAGTGCAATCGAAACCTGCGCGGAATTGAGCAGCTCCCATGTCGTGCCGTTATAAAGTGAAATGCCATTGCCGTTATAGGGCGTCAGGTAAAGCGTCGATGCTGCCGTCACGTCCGAAGTGGTGACAGGCACGCCAGTGGTAAGCGTTAGGCGGAAGTTGTTGAGCTTTGGCGTAGCCGTTCCCGAGATAGTGCCATTGATTACAAGGTTGGTAGTGGTTTTATTGGTCAGGGTTTGGGTGGCAGTTGTACCGACAACCTGCTGAGAAATGTTCGCGGGGTCGTAAACAGCTTTAGTGGCCGCATCAAGCAATGTCTGCGCCGCCCCCTGTGTTGCCGTGGCGACAAGCGTTGCTCCAAATGCCCCAGCAGGTGCGCCACCAGCAGCGGATTCGGAAGCAATTGGCACACCGTTAGCATCAAACGCTAAATAAGTTAAAGCTCGTTCAGCTTTAGGCGGCAAAACCCCGTCTGTTGTCGTATCGGAATCAGGGAATCTTATCGAGCGCAAAAGCGTGTCGTTTGTTTTTTGTGCAAGCAGGGTAAGTTTATCTAATCCTAATTCAATGCTTTCTGCTGGCAAGCTATCGGCACGCGGAAAACTTCTCGTTTGCGATGCGGCAAGGTTCAGGCTGATTAGAATATCCTGAGTGCCAGATGGAATTTTCGCCACGTTGGTAACGGTAACATTGGCTTGCGAATTGCTCACAATCGTCACCGTGTAATCGGTGGTGAGCGTTAAAGTTTCGACTATCGCATCGGTTGCGCGGGTGAGGATTGTTACCTCTAAATCCGCCGCCGTAAAAACACGATTCAAGTAACTAAATATGGTGGTGACGCCATTACCTTCGTAGCGATATACAGTAGGTGCTAAAGGTACAGTCATGTCAAATCCCCTTCATTTTTATAGCATGATTTTAACGATTTACCAAAGATTTTTGGCCGTGAGTTTTGCTGTTTATTTTTTTATTCACCGACTGCCTCGCCCTGAATTTCATCAAAAATATGACGTATGCCCGTTATGTTTTGAAAGGGAATAAGCCCGCGCGCCGCCTTAATTTCTTGATCGGTTAATGGCTTGTTATCAAACGGCGCTATGCCGACAGTAAGCAATGATTCCATTTTTCCTGCGCCCGGCCCCAAAAGAACGGACGATTTGTTTCGGTTAGTATAACGGGCTGGCTCCTCTACGCCCAGCGCTCTTGTCAGGCCGTAGCCGCCCATTTTTTCAAAACGGTTATTAAAATCGCCCATCAGGCCAAGAATGCCGCTGCGGTCCACGCCCTCGTAAAGCAGTTTAGTATTATCCCACTCCGCTAGCGGCGAGCCATATAACGGTAATCCGGTAAGTTCCGCCGATTTTTCTGCTTCCATTTGTTTTATCGCCGCGACCAAAGAGCCAGCAGCAATCATCATTGTTAAACCTAGAGCAGCACCAGCATCGGATTGCTGTAAGCCACGAAGAAGAACCCGCTGGTGCGCGCCAAACAAAAAACCTGTAAACTGGAACAGCAATTTTCCTACGGGCGTGTTAGAAAAAATAGGCGCGTCTGCAACGCCTTTTGTTACCACAACCGTGTCGGCCTCTTTGCGTAGCGCGGCTTTGTAGGCAATCTCTGCATTTCTTACGGCCGGCGTATCATCCCAATTTTTAATCCCGGCAACAAACGCCTCGCCATCCCTTGCGCCATGCTTTAGATACTGGCCGCGAATGATGCTTTGCTGCGCTTCGTCAATCCCCAAAAAACGTAGGTAAGATATATCAGCGTCAGTAAAGTCGTTGCCGGAAACGGTGCGAAGTATTCTATTTTGAGTTATAGTGGCGGCATACGCTTTCTGTATATCGTTCCAATGGTTAATTAAGGTTAATTTACTAAAACCCTGCGACATGGAGCCAGTAAATCTGGTGAGCATTGAGCCGCGAGCTAGCGGGTCGTTTACATCCGCAAGGGTCATAAGGCGCGAAGCTAGAATGCGCTCTAACAAAAAGCCCGATTCTTTCAAATCCTCAATGCGCATTTTGCGTAATTCCGGCGCAAGATTGATATTATCAAGCAAATCACCGAAACTGCGGTTAATCCCGTTAACCATAGTATGACGGGCTATGTCAGGAACCGAGGCAAGAACCAAACCACCCAGTGAGGTCATGTAGGTTAAATCCCGCAAGCCAATGCCGCCTTGGGCGATAATGCTATCGGGGTCGTGTTTATTAAAATGTCCGCGCAAAAGGTCGCGCATTGCCTCTAAATCGCTTTTGTCGCTGCGGTATGCTTTCTCTAGCTTCCGTCGCTGGGCTGGCGTTTTGGCTTTTCCCAGCGCCTCTTGAAATTCTTTTGCCAAGGCGTCCAGTTGGTCTTTCATATCGGCGCGTCCGAATACACGGGTTAACGCAATGTCAGAACCTATCTTGTGGACGTAGGAATTTAGGACTTCTACTGCGTCATTTTTTAGGAACATCTCCGCATCATTGTCAGGAATATCCAACAACTTTTCTTTGAGGGGGCCGCGTGTGAGTGGACTAATATAACCCGGCACGGTGTCAGAACCTATACCTGTCAACTTGGCATACACTTCATCAGCCGCTTGTTCTGCTGCATCCTTAAAGCCCTTGCCATCTGGGTCAAGAATGCCATCAAGCTCTAGGCGGGTTTTATAAATTCTTTCCTGAAGTGCTTTAGTGTTTTGCAGCATCTCATCAGGAGCCAAAACTTTTACTCTTGCCTCGCGAAACTCTGTTTCTATTTTTGCTTTGCGACTGCTAATGGACGACTTAAGCGTAGCGTTAGATTTCTTTTGCGCTACAGATTCTTTTTTCAGCGCCGATAACTTTTGCTTATTGCCGCGCAGAGTTTTTAACTCCGATTTAACATCTGGCGTTTGTTTTGCTTCTTTCAGCTTATTGATGGCGGCGTTGTTCTTGGCAATTTGCTCGCGAAGGTTAGCTAATCGCGTAGCAATTTCCTTTTGTGCAGCGGAAGCGGCAGAGTATTCTTGCTCAATTTTTTTGAACGCATCGGCGTAAGCTTCTCTTTTGGTAGAAGAAATTTTTGCAAGCTGCGTTTCCGCATCAGCTATGATTGCGCGTAATCTTTTGGCCTCTTTGGCAATTTTTGCCTCAGCCCATTTTCTCAGCATAACTTTTGCCTCATCGGCATAGGCCATGAGTTTTGGCCTATCCCACATACGATGCAGGTAGCTTTCAGCAAAAGATGGTGTGACGTCTTTTGGCAGCAATCCGGCCTCAATGGCTTGGTCTTTAATGGGGTCGAGAACCTCAGCGCGCAAACGTTGCGCCGCTCTTGTGACTTCCTGAATTTCTTGGTCAACATCCCCATTGCGTAATGCACGGGACAAACGCTCCCTAAATTCCCTGCCAGAGATTTTGCGGCCTAAATTATAGTTAGATTCCGCCGCCTTAAAAGCCTTAAAGTTTTCTTTATACGCCATAATTGAAATGGCGTTGTATTTATCAAACAGTTTTATTTGTGTTTCCGCTGCTGGCCCCAAAGTCTTGCCATCGCGGTGCAAGTTAAATTCCACAGTAGTTTCGAAACCACGCAAAAGAGTTTCACGCGATGTTGTAAACGGTGAGTTGGCAAGGCGATTAAATGGATTCACAAAACGCGAAGCTCGGGAAACCGTTAGCGCCGCTGCTCCGCTTATGGTCAAATCGCTAAGTGTGCGCTTTTCAGCCATCGCCGCGCCGACACTTTTCATGTACTGGCTAAGTTCCTTGCTTGGTTGAATAACTGGCGGCTCCACCACATCGCGCTCTAGTTTTGTCGCCGCTTCGGAAAATTGCTTGCGGCTTATCGCTGATACTCCTGCACCCATAACCCCACCAAGTATTACACCTCCGCCAACCGATAGCGCAGTGGTGACGGGCGAGCGAGCAACTTGAGATTGCTGCAAAAGCGCCTCGTCAATCGCAACAGCACCGCCTGCGCTTGCTGAACCGCGCAAGACTCCACCAGCAATACCAACCGCTCTGCCGCCCTTTATCAAAGTAAAGCCGGGTATAAGCGTAGTGGGCGATGCCACGCCAGCCATAACGTTAGCAAGAGTGCCAAGTCCTCCAGCGTCATCAATAATACGCTCATCTTGTTTTTGGCGCGCCAAATCTTTTTTCATTAATAACATTTCATTGGGGTTCTTGGCCTCAATCAATTCCATCGCCTCGCGCGTTCCCGCATACTCGCCCAAATCTGAATAAGCATCATATTCTGGGTCGTACAATTCTGACGGGTGCGATGTAGCCTCTTGCACCGCCATGGAGGAAACAGGGTTTTCCAAACGGAAAGCTGCTGGCACCGTGCTGCCCCAGAATGACGGCGAGATTTTTGGTTGCGGCGTGGTTAAATCCGCCCGCTGGCCAGTGGATATGCCGTACTGCTCTTCGTTAATTATCATTGCATGATGTCTTTTAGGGGGCGCTTCGACTCTTGTCCGCGCCATAGCTCAATGTTTCTCTGCCGAAACTGCGCGCGTTTGTTGTATTGCGCCTCGGTTTCATTTTTCAAAACCAGGAGGGGGGCTTGGTCAAATGCAAAGGCCACAGGCATATTATTTTCGCCGCGCACCAAATCAACAACCCCGTTCTCTCCAGTAATCCAGATATTATAGGCGGGTTTTCTTCCGTTATTAACTGCTGTCTCTGCGTTGACTGTTGGCTGTAGCGTAAATTCTAACCCATCGTCATAGCCGAGTGTTTTCAAATCATCTTTGACTTGTTGCGTAAATGCTTCGGAAATGTCGCCCGGTTCTACGCCATCTACGCCATAGTACATTTCGGGCGGATATTTCATTACAGCCATTTTACCGCCAACCCTGCTAACGCCAGAGGTCACTTTAATTGCAGCTTCCGCAGCGTTCTTGGCCATTTCCTTGTCGCCGTATTGCAAAAAGGCTTCGTTGTAAATTCTGCGGTAGTCACCCGCGATAAGGTCGCGCTGCGCAGCGGAAGCGTAACTAGGGGCAGTGAAGGGCAGGGCGCTAACATCAAAAACAGATTCTATGGAACCAGCAGTTTTATTGGCGGCAAGATTGCTCGCTTCCGTTTGTCTTTGTTTTCTGATATCAGCCGTCATGGGTTGCGCCGCTTGTGTAATTGCGTCGGTTGCAAATCGCGCCGATGCGCCGCTGCGAATCAATCCGTTAAACACTCCCGCGTCTTGAATCTCTTTTTCTGTAAAGCCACCAGCCATTGCAAGGGACGATGGATTCGATTTTTGTATTTCACCAATAACGCCATAGGCATATTGTTTTTGTTCCGGCTGGCCGCTAGTCATCAGTCCGCGCAAAGTGCGTTGTGCCGTTTCAGGAACTAAACCGTATTGTTTGGCAAAATTACCAAGGTAAGTAGCGGCATCTGGGTTTTGTTGCTCCAAAAGCTGCTGCGCGCCCGTCCCATTATAATAGGTGTCCATAGCATCGCGCTGTATTTTGCTTGCAGGGTCAATAACTGCCTCGCCGCGAACTGCTAAAGCCACGTTCCTAGCTTCCTGATACTGGCTTAGCTTGTCAAATTCTTTTGCTTTATCTTTGGCCGACAAAAGATTAAAAACAGATCCGCCACCCCTAGGCAATTTATCAAGTCTGTTCATCCACCCTTGATAGGCGTTTACATATTGTTTTTCTTTATCAGTTGCATCGGCCTGTAAGCCGGAATCGCGCAACCGCTCGTACTCACCTCGCCGCATTTCAATAAGTTGCTGAGGTGTTGCCCCCGACTTTGCGGCATCCGTTAGGCGCCGCCTAAACCCTGGGTGATGATTTACGATGCCATCAGCTACAATAACCTGAGTTGCTGGTGGCAAACTTCCTATATCGTATTTGTCGTAATATTCTTTCTTGTAAAATTCACGAGCGTACTTGCGGCCTGCATCAACCCCTTCCTCGCGCTGTATGCGCAAGGCTTCTTCATATTCCTTTTTGTGCCAAACATTGTTAATGCCATAAACAGCGCGGCCCTCACCGTCCTTTACATCGGCATCACCTTCACTAGCCAAAATAACATCCAAAGACAAGGCTTCCGCATCAACGGGGTCGGGGCTGATTTGTTCAAGTTTATCCGCATCAGGCATCGCATCGTAAATATCTTTAGCAGCTTTGCGGGTTTCTTCAGGAGTAAGAGATTTTGCAAACTTACCAGATAAAAGGAAATCCTGCGCGGCTTGGGGGTCGCGGGTAGCTAACCCCGCCAGATACTGTTGAGCGGAGCCAGAGCGTAGGTTGCGGTCAAAATCAGACAAAACAATAGGGTCAAGCGTCCCCGACCCCGCAACATAGGTCGCGTCGATATTCGGGGTTAATTCATCAAACGACTTGCCCGACGCCCCGTAAACATATGCCAGATTGGTTATTTCATCACCAGCACGGCCTATTTTATCACCAACTACTGCTATCTTTCTTTCGGTTTCCCACCGCCTGTTTTGTTCGTAATCCGCAAGGTTGGTGCGGTCGGCGGTTACCTTAAACGGTGACTGTAATCGAGCGGGAAGCGCAGCGACTATGGCCGCGTCTTTCTTTTTCATCTCTTTTTCAATATATGTACTGAACCCGTCCGGCGTTCCCATGTAATTCTTTTTGGCCGAATCAATAAAATCAATTTTTTCCCGCTCACGGGTTATAACGATTTCGTTAAGGGTTGCTTTGTCGTCTTCAGCTTGAATGCTTTGCTGAACCTGCACCCCAACATCAGCCACCTTTGCCAAAGCATTAAACCCGCCTGCCGCATCGCTTATAGCGCCGGGGTTTACCGTATTGGCAACCGGAGCTTGTTTAATGACTACGCGCTCATATCCGGGGATTGCTGCCATTTATTTTTCCTTCTTTTCCTTTTTTTCCTTCTTTGGCTTACTTGCCTCATAAGCCGAATATCCCGTTGCCGCTGCCCCCGCCGCATTACCAATACCCGCAATCAATGCTTGTCTGCCCGAAGATTTCAAGGCCCTAGCCTGTGAACGACCTTCTTGAATCTGCGCCGCCGCGCCATAACTACTTGCCCTCAATGTTTCTTCAACGTTATCTAACCCATTCCTACGCGTAGCTTCCATAACCATCAGCGGAGAACCGGATAAATCAACACCAGATTTGAGATAAGCCAGTTTCTGGCGGCGCCTTGTACTTTCCGCCTCTATGCCTAGGGCATTGGCTTCCCTTACTCCTGCTCGGGCAGTTTCCTCGGCGCGCATGTTTGCTTCGGCCTCAGCGGTGGCCGCTTGCCTTTTTGCTTCTTTGTTTGCAGACACTCCGCCAGCGATAGATGACACGGCGCTCACCGCCGCTAGAGACGCTAAAATTGTTGATGTAGCAATAGCCATATTACACCGCCAGAATGTAGTTGGTTAATTTCTCATCACCGCGAACAAAGCCCGCGTTTTCTAATCTGCGAGCAAGCCCATTATGCCTTACTGCGCTCATAACCGCAACAGCGCCAAGCTCTTTAGCGCGGGGTTTTATAGCATCAATCATACTTGCCATAGCTTCCCTGCGCTCCGGTGAATCCTTGTCAGAAATATAATTTTCCGCCCAGATAATCGGGGTATCGGTGCGGTAAAGAAACACCGCACAAATAGGTTTATCATTGCAAACCATTAAACTATTCGGGGGTAAAAACTCATACGGAACTGGTGGCCAGCCCCAAGCAGCCCACCACCTGCAGAACTCGGGATAATCATCGAATGTATGGTTTCTAATCAGCATTAATTACTCACCGAGAAATAAGGAACTACCAGTTGAATATAGCATGGAAATGGCAAGTCTTGTACTAAAACAACGCGCTTTGATTTCTCCCAGCCACCTTGTCTTTTGTCCCCGATTTCATTGGCATAGGTGAGTAAAAGGTCGCCAGTAAAAGGAACGGGTGGTCTGTCCATACGCATATTTGCAGTCCGGGCTTCAACTTGATTCAGCTTATAACGATTCACGCCATAGCGAACATAAAGTGAGTTTAAGAATCTTATCCCTACGCGGTAAAGCGATTTAGGCTTAGTTTGCGAAACCCCATTCAATCCACCGCCTTCAAGGTCGTTTGTTTCCAGCTCGCCTTTGTAACCCAACCCAACATGGAATACTGACGCTTGACGCTCTAAAGTCACAATCCCGTTAGTTACCGTTACCGGGGGGTGTTGTGCACCATCCGCCACAACCAATACCTCTTTGCCCTCTAAATGCCAAACATCCCCCACCGAATCAGTCGTTAAATACCATTCCTCGGAAGGAATAACAGCAGCGCTATCAAATGTCTCCAAAACATCACAAGTAACTACCGTGGAACTGGTAAATCCTGTAATCTCAGCAACGCCAGTTTCGTACCCAGTGACTGATTTTCTGACAATCTGCTGGCCTATCATGCTTGCGTCAAAATACGCACTTCCCGCTGTGAAAGTAATTCCCGTGCCAGTTACCGCACCGGGCGTTACTGTAACCGAAGCCGTGCCGTCATACGTCAAAGCAGAATCAAGGTGAATATATTGTTTTTGGGTTTCGTATATTTTATTCAGCCACGCAAGGCTATCGCTTGTTTCGTTTCCAGTAAAGAAATCCTCCCTTTGCGGGTAAGTAATAGTATCGGTTTTGAACTCAATACTATAATATATTGTACCGTTAATGTTCCGTGAAATACATGCCCATAATTGGGAATCTTTTGATGGCCGGGTTAAAGTGGCAACAGAAATAAACTCACCATCTGTATCATGCAAATGCCAGCCGCTAATTGTCTCGGTGCTACTAGTGGTCATTGCCGCTAATTTACCGTCATTTCTGACCGCCCATAAAATATCGTTATTGGCTTCCAAATAATCAAACTGTTTTACCCCAGACTCAGTGATGTGATCGGCAACTTCGTTTCTATTTACAGGAACGTAAGTATCCTGCTCAAAACTATATTGAAATGAACGCATGGTCGTAGTATCGCTTTGCAGATAATAAAGCAAAGACCCCCTACCGACTACATTCACATCCGCCGCACCAAAGCTATTAGTGGGTTTAATCGAAATACTAGATGGGGTGATAACATCATCAATCCCCCCGGATACCAAAAGAACATCGTTATTCGCGCCAATCGCGAAGAACTTTTCTGTACCGCGTAACCACTCAATTCTAGTCGCACCAAAAATGGGATATTCTATCCCCTCATCTGCATCCGGCGAAGCCCCGGGCGAAGTATTAATCTGTAGGGTAAAGTCATCAGCCGCACCAGCCCCGCTACCATAAAGCGTATTGGGCGCGTTATTGCTTCCGCCGTAATAAAGCCTGCGCTCGTAGAAACCAACCGCCGCTGGGTAATTATCTGTCGTAAGAAAAGGGGCGGCAGCTGAAGCAACCCGCCTGACTATACCACCGCCAGTATAAGCGGCGTACCCAGAAGAATCCAAACCTGATAGCTGGAAAGTATTGGCTCCAACATTCACCGCAGCAACCGTAAACTCGCGGTCATTGACTTCTGTCATCCCTGCCGCAGAAGAAATAAACACCGTGTCACCGTTGCTAAATGAATCGCTTCCCGTATAGGTTAAAACCGCAGGATTAGCTTGGGTAATAGCACTTATAACTTGTGCGTTCTGGCGGCTTTTTCTAACCGGGGAATGGTCAACAAACGCCCAACTGGTAGGACTGGTGTAAGTTAATTTCTTGGGATTATAGGAAGGATGCGCCAGATACATGACGTTTTTTTCCTGAGCAATCTTTAGTTTGGGAATATCCGCCTGCGTGTAAGTCGTGGCCACTTCCACGATCTTCTCAATTGTGCCACCAGAAGCATAAGCAGTATATGCCGATGAATCCACGCCCGATAATTGAAAAGTATTAGCCCCGACGTTTACCCCAGCAACCGTAAACTCACGATTGTTTACCTGAGTCATTCCCACTACACCAGAAATCCAAACCCTATCACCATTGCTGAAAGTATCTGCACCCACATAAGTAACCACCGCAGGGTTGGCTTGTGTAATCCCAGATATATTTTGTGCGGTGAATCTTACCTGCCCGTCATTACGATAAAATCTAATCGCATTAGTGGTAAATTCTAACGTGAAACTTGATGTATCGGTAAATCGGAATTCAAATAGCCATGCTGGCAAATTGTCCCTTGTTCTAGCCGCAAAATAGAACCCATTGCGATAAAACGCTCCTCCGGCTGATTCGGTTTCAAAATTCCGAACCCGGCGCATTCCCTTATAGAATATTTGTAAATCGTGCCGCCCGTAGTATTTGGGCGATATTTCCCCACCAGAGAAATCAGGAATTGAGGTATTTACATTGGTCATTAATAGAACTCATGGCGGGTGTTATTATAAGTTCCCAAAGTCCTACGCACGCGACGATTAAAGCTTGATACTCTTGACTCGGGCGGGTGCTCCTGACCATCAACAGCTTTAGCCGCCATGACGAGTGATTTACGAGCATTCAGGAGTCTGTCCACGTTTGAGTTGTTCTGGGTCACCAGATAGGCAATCGAAATCGCTATTTCTACCGCCAGCAACTCAACAAACAAATCATCGAACTTGTTGACATCTTCTTCATCGGTGATGTAAATAACCCGAATGACATCGTCATCGTCGTATCTCTGCATTAAGTGGCGATTTTCGAAGAAGTAGCTATCGGCTGATGCAACGTTGCTATCTGAATCCACAACGCGCAGAAGACGTAAAAAATCTACGGGAACCGGGAATTGCCTTGTCGCCCCAAATACAGGCGGTGTGGCAGATGCGGCCAACTCGGCGCGCTTAATAGCAAAATTCCACGGGTGCTGTCTTAATAATTTACGGCGGGTGTGGTCATACCACCGATTGCAAACTTCCTCAATCGAAACGCTAGGGGCGGTTATGTCGGAAACACTACCACCTTGCAATAAGTCCAGTGCCAGCTTGCAAATATCCGTACTGGATGAAATGGACATAAACTACCCGATACTGTTTTGCAACGCCTTAAGGATAACATCCAGTTGCTCCGGCGCGTAATCGCTGGCCAACCAGACAATATGAACACCATCAATAACAGCTTCTAAGGCCATTTCGCTGTATTCATAATAAGAAACGGAGCCACTTTTAATATACAGCATAAAAATTCTCCTTATAGGAAAGAGGGGATGCAGAAAGGCAAGACTGCACCCCCTCCCCATTACTCATCGCTATGCAGCAATAAGGAACTCAGCAAGAATCGAAACCGTACCAGCCGCCGTGCCTACGGTATTAGCAGTAAGCGCCAAATCGTAAGCATCATCGGGGTTGGCTTGGCCGGAAAGCGCGGCAAGCGTGCTGCGAACAGCATCCACGTTGACAATACCAAGGCCAAGCTGGTGACCAGTAGCGCGGGTCAAAGCAGTAGCAAGGGTTTGACCATCCATCAGAATGTCCCTGTCAACCACAGCGCCAAGGTTGGTTTTATACACGCCCAAATCATAATCCGTGCCGCCAGTGATGGCATCGCACATAATCGAAATCTGAAGCGGAATAAGGTTGGAAGGAATATCCTTAATAACGCGGTAAATCGAACCGTCATCATCAGCGGCCGCAACTTCAAAAGTAGCCACATAAGCCACAATCTCGTTACCAGCGGCGCCCATAAGGGCTTTTTTCCCAGAAATAATGTTAGAATCAACGTACTTATTCTCAACAGGCATAACAAACTCCTATAAATTAAACGGTTGCACTGAATACGGTGACGGCTGTGCCGCTGCCGACAACGTGTGCTAAGACTCGAAATACTCCTGACGCAATATCTTCAATCTCAACAAAGCTGCCGAGCAAGCCGCCCTGCGTTGTTGCATTGAAAGTAATCGTGTCAGAGGTTGAAGTCGTGGGAAACGTGCCGGAAGCAGTAGCCGCAACATTCGCTGACCCAGCCATTACATCTGTTGCGTTGGCAACTTTAATAGTGGTGGTGTTAGACGAAAGCGACACTGACTTAAACAGGAAGTATTTATTCCCCGTACCAGTGGCCGCAGGGAGGGTAATTGCCTCCCCAGCGGCTTGGTTCAGAAGAATCACCCGGCCAGCATGTAATACCGCGTTCAGAGTCAAGGACGCGCCCGAATTTATCCGGGGTTGCGTTTCGAGAATCTGAATGCGGTTTTCAAAAGTAAGAGCCATTGGTTTCCTCCCTTATGCGGTTACGGAAACACGTTGGACAAGCTTACCTTCAGTGCGGACTGCACCGATTTCCATTTCAACTACAACCTGCGTCGTTTCGTGGAAGTCGTTACGCTCTTGAATCTTGATGGACATTTCTTTCGAGATGCCCAGCGCGATACCACGGTCAGACATTGCAATTAGCTGACGCTGGCTTGAAGCAACCGGGATAATCGGCGAAGTAGCGTTGGCTGCGAAGGGGACAAGGTCGATGCCCACTGCTTGGGTAATCATTCCTTTATCAACTACAAAGTTGCGGCTGAAATCACCCGAGGTCAGTTCATTCTCGCGCATCAGGCGGGTATGCTCTGCACCCGTATGGCCAAGAACAAGCCGCTCAGCAGCATCTACGCCGACATCATTGTCAATGAAGTTTTGCTTAATTTCAAGCATCTTCTCATAGGTCAACCCAGCCGTTGCATCAACCGTCAAACCACCATCGTTTGCGAAAGTTACGGTCGTTTGGAAATCACGGCCAGTCAGAACGTCAGCAAAAGCTGCGGCCTGAATCACCCGGTCGTACTGACGCGAAGCAGCCTTAGCAACAGCCGATGCGTAGTTGTTTTGGGGGTTAACAAGCGAGCCGCGAACATCTGAAGCATCAATCGGCAGCACAAGCGCAAAACGCTTGCGGTTAATTCTGCGACGCAGATGGTCGATGTCATCAAAGACAACTTTAGGATTGCGGCCAGTAAGTTCGCGCATCTCAACAGTGCCAAGGCCATCATAAGCCCAAACATCACCACTCATTTGCAGAACTTTTACATAGGGACGATAGCGCGAAACTTGTTGTTGCGAAGCCTCGTGCACCATGCTGGAGAATTCAATAATTAGCGCATTGTCGATACTAGCTACCACAGGTAACTCCTTTGTTTAATGTGAATATGACTAAAATCAAATTGTGATTCGAGCCGGTATCCACTCAAAAGAGCGGGCGGTATCGTTATCAAACGGGCGCTAGGCGGTATCCGTCACAACCATAATACTTATATTTGCAACGATTGCAACCGCAATTTTACTTATGATGCAAATTGAACAAAAGGCTATCGGCCGCTTATTCCTGCAAGCAAGCCAGCTTATCGGTTTCAATGGCTAACAACGCATTGCAATTGGCAATGTTGTCTTGTACGGCAGGGATAGTGCGTTGCTTAAATTCAAGGATAACTTGACGCGCATACTCATCGTCAAGCGCAACGTTTTCTCTCATCTGCCCTACTAACTGACCAGAATCCGTCATAAACCCCAATATTTTTTTCTCCGTTGCTGTCAGTGCCATAAAAACCCCTAGTTGATAATAATAAATCCCACGCTGGTTTCAGCTGTAGCCGCCGCGCCAAGGTTAATCGTAAACGACCCCGCACCGGGAACTACGTTTTTAATCGTAGCCGTTGTGTCATTTGTGCGAACTACCGCGTGGACAATGCTGGCCGTTGTGCATAGAGAATTTGTTACCACAAGAGAAGTCGCCGCAGCCGCAAAGTTTACCGTTCCGCTTGGTTGATTAATCGTTCGCGCCCCTGTTGTTCCTGCGGGGGTGTTGGTTGCAAGCAACGCAATTTGACCGTCAGTCCTTACTCTAAATATCTCCCCCGCAGAGCCTGCATAGCGCGTGCAATAATTATTGGTCGCCCCAGATGCAGCCGTGACATTAAGAGCGTAGGAATTGGTTTTGGTGCCAGTCAAAACAGCCGTGGGCACGAATATAGCCGACGAGTTGGTTATTGTGGCGTTTGCGCTGTTCCCGGTGTTGAAATCAACCCCAAGCACCGCATGGTTAGTTAGCGTGCTCGCGCCTACGAATGAATGATCGCTTCCCGAAACCCTGAAGTCACGTTGTAACGTCAACGCACCAGTGGCGTGCTGGCGGGTTTGCCCCATGTTAAAATATACGCTTGGCGCTTCGGTGGATAGGGTTAAGTTTGTATCCGCCGCGCCTGTGAATCCATGACGCACCGTTGCAGCGGTTGCTGATGCGGCGTCTGTATGAGATAGCGTCCCGCCAGTAACAGACGCTCCTACGTTCATTGTGGTGACCGCGCCGTTAACTGTCAGCCCCGCGCTCGCAGTGGTTGCCCGTGTTAAAGTAATTGCTCCAGTCGAAACCGTCCCTATGCCTATTGTGCCAGTGCCCTTTGCGTTAATCGTCATAGCCGTGTTCGCACCAGAATCGGTTGCCGCAATTGCAACACCCGCCCCCGTAGCAGCGGAGGTAATTTGCAAGCCCGTGACGCTGCTGGCCGTGGCCGTATTTACTGTTAATGCGGGGTTAGTTCCACCATTTCGGCCAACCGCCAAGGCACTGGCTGTAGTCGCAGTGATTGTTGTTGGGCTTCCAAGCGCTAGCGTTCCAGTACCCTTCGCCGTAATGTTAAAATTTTCATTTGCGTCTGAAGAAATAGCAGTCATCGACACCCCGGCGGCGGGGTCTTGACATGTAATTTTAACACCGGTTGATGGGTCAGGAGCATTTACAGCAGACGTATCAACTACGAACGCTGGGTTAGTTTGGCCGTTGGGGCCCACCGCCAGCATATTTGAGTTAGACCCAGAAAGAACCATAGGCGAAGCAAACGAATGTAGCGGCGCTACATATAAAAAGCTTCCATCCGATTCAAGCTTAATGGTCGCAATGTTGGTAAACCCAGCATTATTAAAATTAATGGCTGGCAAAGTACTAAAGGCATCTTCAAGAAGATTAAGACTCCCAATCAAATAACCTTCATAAGTACTACTATCAGATGCGAACATTTCCAGTGTTGGATATACAAAACCGCCGTAGCTTGCGGTACTGAATTTGAAATAATTGCCGCCGATATTTATTTGCTGGCCAATATTCCCTACTGTGGTGGTGATTGTGCTCCTGCCAGTAGCCATCGTTCCTGTGCTGGTAAAGGCGTTAATCCCCATAGCAAGCGTGCCGCCCATGGTAAGGCCAGTCAAAGTGCCAACGCTTGTCAGAGATGACCCCGTTACCCCAGCCGCTAAGGTGGTTCCCGTAAGCGTCCCCGCAACATTAGCTGATGCAATACCTGAATCTGCTCCATTTCCTGCACCATCCCCAATAATAATATTGGTGGTTGCTGGAATACTTGCTCCACCACCAGCCCCTTCTTGGCCAATGATGCTACCAATTTGGCTAAGTATGCTGGGCACTATTGTCCCGCTAGAGTACCGACCACAGGGCCGCTAGTGAAGTTGCCAGTTTTCACGCCCCAGCGATAAACGCCCGGAACGGAAACGGGTGTGATGTTGTATGTCCCGATTACCGTGGCAGTAAATGCT